CCGCTATGGCCATTATGGATGCCCTCAACTGGCCGCATAACAAGCCAGAATTGCTCGAATCTGCGATAGAGGACAGGCTGAATTCTCTCATTAAAACCAAGGCGAAAAGGGACAAAGCGAACCGCGAAATGGATGCCATGCCCGATCCGCCACAAATAGTTAGCGTAAAAGAAAAACTAATGGGGTACATGTGATGGCAGCTTTGACAGTTGATGACCTGCGCGACGCGCTAGCAGACTACCCCGGATGGTGGCCAGTCACAATAGAAGGAATCGAGTATAGCTGGATAGAAGCGGTAGTGCCGCGTGGATCAGCCCTAAACCAAGTACTCGCCATTATCTACCACGAATCACGCGACGACGAGGAATACGAGCAATAAGCAAAAGAAATGAAATGAAAACACTTAACTTGTATGCGGGTATTGGGGGCAATCGTGCCCTATGGCCAGACGACGCGGAGGTAACGGCAGTAGAACTCGACCACGATATAGCTGAGGCATACCGGACATTATGGCCACACGATACCGTGATCGAGGCGGACGCTCACCAGTACCTCCTAGAACACATAGCGGACGGTTGGGACTTTATCTGGTCAAGTCCACCTTGCCAGACTCACTCAAAACTAAACCGTTTCATGGTGGGACGTAGCGAGAAATACCGGTACCCGTCGCTAGATCAGCTTTACGGTGAAATCATCCTGCTGAGAAGCTACGCAAAATGTCCGTGGACAATCGAAAACGTGATCCCGTACTACCCGCCACTAATACCGCCAACAGCACTACTCGACCGCCACTATGTCTGGTCAAATGTTGCGATACCTAGCGTTGGCGCTGGCGAAATGGGTACGCCCAAAATTGCCCGCGACCGTAAGTCGCCTAAGTCGTCGCGACCGCTAGGACGTATGGAGATAGGCGAAGCGGAGACGTTCGCCGCCATATATGGAGTATCGCTACCACCTTGCGCTGACCACTGGGGACGCACCAAACGACGTCAAGTGATGCGTAACTGTGTAGATCCGCGCCTTGGACTGGCCGTGTGGAACGCGGTGACCGGCAAACCTCAAGCAGCTCAGGCAACCCTATTCGATACGGAGGTTACGACACCATGACCGATGATCCGAACCTTACGGCATGGACACCTTCACAACTGGACGCTGCGCTAGTTGAAAATGCCCAAATTATGGACGCTGTGATACGCGCAAGAGGCGCTATTACTGCTGAAAAGAAGCGGCGACGACGTGTCGCCTATGCACAAATACACCAAAAGAATGGAATGAGGAAATAATGGAAAATATTGAGCAAAACAATGCTATGACTGATTATATGCGCGCATTTTTTAAGGAATGGTCAATGTGGGAATTTGACGGGAAAATGTTACCTGTACCAAGTAATGCCAAATTGACGATTACTCGGTTTGAACAATTCGGATTAGCACTAGACCAGGTATTTGATGCTATTAACATATCGATGAGTCGAGCCTATGTTTTACCGGAGGATAAGTTCGTCTATATGTGTGGGATTATTTGGAATAGGTTAGCTGACAGCGTACCCGGATATACCGCTAAACGGCAATCTAACTAGATTAGGAGTTACGTAGATGGGCCCTCGTATTAGGTCAATTAAGCCTCAGTTTTGGGGCTCTCATGACGTTGTAAAACTGTCAGTTGGCGCGCGGTTTCTGTTTATCGGTTTGATATCGATGGCCGATGACGAGGGCCGTTTTTTGGCGTCAATTAATGCGATTGTGGGCTATGTGTTTCCTAATGACGACATGCCAGTTAGGGACGTACAAACATGGCTTGATGAGTGTGTAGGGGCTCACGTGGTGCAACTTTATCGTGTCGATAATGTGCGATACGGCGTGATTCCGACGTTCAGAAAACACCAACGTATTAGCCACCCTATGAGATCAGTATTGCCTGAACCGTGCGCAAATATTGCCTACAGCGAACAATCACCATGCGCAAATATTGCTGACAGCGAAAAAGAATGCGCAAATGAGCACTACTCGGCAACACACAGTAGTGTTCATAGACAAAGTCCACAAAATGTGCCCAAATTGCCAGAATGCGCGCAATGTACACCTGAATTACCTTGTGAAAGCAATTCCGCATGTCTTCCGCAGACATGCGTGGAAGACATGCGGAATGATTCCGCACACGATAAGGAATGGAATGGAATGGAGATGGAGGGGGAGGAGGAGACTAAGGCTAACGCCTTAGTCTTGCTCACTTCCGCCGTCGGCGGAAATGAGCATGCGCAAAAAAGCATCGAAGCCGAGTTCACGGACACCTTCTGGCTTGCCTACCCAAACAAGGCCGGTAAAAAGCGAGCCCTTGACGCTTACCGTCAAGCTCGAAAGCGGACGTCCGCTGAGATCATCATGGCTGGCGTTATCCGTTACCGCGACGACCCTAACCGCAACTCGTCATTCACAAAACATGCATCAACATGGCTGAACGGCGATTGTTGGGACGACCCGCTATTACCGCCTAGGCGTGCAAATTCTCGCGCAAGCGAACAAGCAGAATTCATTCAAGCGTTAGCTAATCTTCCGGCACCTAATCAAAATGAAAGTGACCTATCATGGATGCGACAAATAATTCCAGAAATAACCAGCTAATCGATATGCGCCCAATATTGGCGCAACTAAATTTGGCGGGATTAATACCACCGACTAATACCGATATGCTGACCGTTGCCTGCGGTATTTGGTATGAGGCAACAATTGGACATGCGGCAAATACGGTGAAAGAGGCGATACGACGTGATTGTATTTCTTGGACCGAATCCCGCTATTACCGGCCGGCAGATTTGGCGGCCAGTTGTGAACGGATCGAAAACGACCGGATCAGGAAAGCCAATTTGGGAGACCTCGTACCACCCCCGGGGGTGAGCCCGGTCGAGGGTAACGCATGGCTACACGAGGTACGGGTGAGCGTAGCGGACGGTACGTCGTTGGCAAACGCAATCTTGCGAGCGTGCCAGACGATCCCCAGCCAGACACCAGCGCTAGCCAGCGACCATGACGCTGGAACCGCTAGCGCAGTGGAACTGGTTACAGGTCGATTGACTAGGAGAAATAGACCAACCCAGCGGCCAAACGGGTTAGGATGGGTACCGCGCAACCAGAGGGGAAATTACCAAAATGCAAACTGATCAAACCGTGAATGACAAGGCCAAACAAGACGATCCTGTACTGGTGATGCTTGCGGCAATACCGGGCCTAGCGGAAGATGCGATCATTGCCCGAGACGTCCCGTGGCGCGGTGACATCGTCCCGACACGCCGCACGGGTAGCAGCGCAACAGGGGCCCCCACTTCGCTTGCTTGGCTAGCAGCGATGGACAAACGCACCGGGTGCTTAGCGAAGCTATCGACCCTTTGCGCGACGATCCGAAGCGCTGAACCGGAACAAACACCCGGGCTACGGGAGCGCGAGTCGTGGTGGTCCGTGTGTGGCTGGCTCATGGCTACGGCCAAAATTTGGCGCGATCATCCACGGGTAGCGGCGACCGCTGAGAGGACCATCCGCTCGGTACACGCGACGCTGTCTGGCCTAGTTGGCCAGTCTGAGGCATTCACGCCTAGGTGCCCGACCCACAATCGGCCTATACGCAACGAGGGCGGGCTACTGCGCTGCCCGTTCGGTTGCGTAATCGACGTGGATGAGCTGGCCGGCGAGCTACTCGCGTCGCAAACGCTCGTGCCAACCAGCGTCGTTGAGGCATCGACGGGCTACACGCGTCGCCAGCTACGCCGCTGGACAAACGCTGGCTACCTGGCACCCCGCGGTCGCGACGGTGGCCAGCGTTTGTGGAACCTCGACGAGGTACGCATGACGGGTCGTGAGCACGCCAGCGACACGCCCGGACGTCCGACACGCAAGCCACTTGCAAAGCACGCGGAAGTGTGCCTATAATGGGCGCGTTGTGGTGTACTGCCACGCCCAAAACAAGCCACCGGCAACGGTGGCTTTGTTGTTTCCTAGGTGCTTGACGTGGTTGGGTGGTCATGCAAAAAGTCAAACCGTGGCAAGGGCAAGCTGCCCAAGACGCCCTGGCCCGGATCAAACGCCGGGGTCGCGCCCACAACACGCCTTGCGTCATCTGCCATCGGCCTATTGACTACGACTTGCCGAGCACTAATCCCCAGGGTTGCACGGTTCAACACCTCCAGTGCAGACGGTTGCATCCGTCGCTGACTTGGGTAGTCAGCAACCAAGCGCCAGCGCACAAGGTGTGCAACGAGCGTTGGGGTGATCGTGACATGCCCGACGACTGGGATGAGCCCACCAATGCCACCAACGCCACAAGCGGATGGTAAACTAAACATCACGTAAGGCAGACATAGGGCATGAGAAGCTCTGTGCGCCATTCTGAGACGTTTACAGCACTACTCGCGTAAAAGTCTTAGCAAACAGGATCACGACGTCTTAGAAACGATCGTAGAGGCTCTGAAGCCTCAAAAAAATCACAGGGTAGAACTACGCGACAGCTCCCGCGCCCCGCGTGTCTTCTCTCTCCCCGCGCCGATTTGTAGTGTAAAGGATTTCTTGAAAATGGCGACCGCTAGAACCGTCCGTAAGCCTGAACCGAAGTACGGCAAGGTTCGTGAGGGACTCGAAAAATCGTTGAAAGCGGCACCGAATTTAACCGATATGGACGCCGCGGTTATCGAAGCGACAAGGGCTCTTGCTGACAAGATCGATGTTTGGGACAAGATTGTCAAGTGGGCGGTACAAGACGCGTCCGGCGAGCGCGGCCAGCGGCCAGCGGTACCCGCGAATGACCCCGTTTCGATGCAAACGTTCCTGAAAGCGCTCCATGAAATGGGATTGACGCCCAATGCTCGCGGCGACAAGGCAATTAGCGTTAAACAGGACGCCGAATCGGTAGCGGTGGTACCCGATGAGCCTTTCGACACCGCGACTGTCTGACAGGGCAAAACACCTAGTCATACCGGAGGGTATCGTTTCGACCGCTTGGCCGTCGGTGGCGGTGAAATTGCGCCAACTGGGCTTGCATTTTGACTGGCACGAGGAACAAACCGCCAAACTGATCCTCGGTAAACGGGCCGACGGACTGTATGCGACCGCTGAGGCGTCCGCTAACCTTTCGCTGCCAAGACAGACGGGTAAAACGTTCTCTGTTGGTGGCCTTGTAGTGTCACTTTGTCTGCTAACACCTAACACGTTGGCGTTATGGACAGCACATGTGCTACGCACCTCGAACATGACGTACTCCAAAATGCGGCTCATGTGTTCTAGGCCACAAATCAGGCCTTTTGTGGACCATATGAGGCTCGCTAACGGTGAAGGCGAAATAGGTTTCACCAACAACTCGAAAATCATGTTCGGAGCACGTGATCGAGGGTTCGGTTTAGGCTTCGATAACGTAGACATTTTGGTGTTTGATGAGGCACAACGTCTCAACCAGACCGCGTTAGACGATATGGTCCCAACCACAGCAGTAGCACGTAATCCGTTGGTGCTGCTGTGCGGGACGCCGCCTAGGCCAAACGATTCCGGAGACGCTTTCCGCATGCGGCGTGATGAGGCTCTATCGGGTCGCGGTGAGGGCTTGTTGTGGGTCGAATTTGGCGCCGATGAGGGAGTAGATCCGCTGACTTGGACCGATGGTTTTATCGATTGGGAGCAAGTTGCGAAAGCAAATCCGTTGTACCCGTCGCGCGTGTCTAAGTCGGCTGTTCGTCGGCTGAAAAAGAATTTGGGCCCTGAGAGTTTTGCTCGTGAGGGACTCGGTTTGTGGGACCTGGCGGAACAAATCGTTACCCTGATCCCGCGTGACCAGTGGGCGGAACAAACACTACGGTTCGACGGTCCACAACTGCCCGAATCGCAAAGAATTTATGGCGATGTAGTGGCAGGAGTGCATGTCACACAAAATAGGCAACTCGCCTACATTGCGTTATGTGGCGCGCGCGGCGACGGTGGCACACAGGTAGAAATAGCGGACGTTGTGGCGCCCATTGAGGTAGCTGGCTGGCTGGAAAAACGTAGCGACCGGATCAAAGCGGTGACTGGCCAAACACATGGTGCCGGGGCAACGTCCGAGCTAGTCAACCAGCTAGCCAACGATCGGACGTTCCATATCGCCGTGGAAGATTGGGCCGGCGCGGAACTACCGGCGGCCCACGGTAGGGCGTTGGACGCGCTGCGCCTACACCAGGTCACGACGCCGCTAAACGATGCTCTTGATGCGTCGGTTGCTTGTTGTGTTGGTAAGGAACTTGGCGGGGGTGTTGTAGTGGATATAAAAAAGTCGTCTGGTGAGCCAGCGCCACTTATGGCGTGGATCGCGGCCTATGGGTTGTGGACTAGGCCGCGCCAAACAAGCTCAAAAATTCCTCCGGCAGAACCGGTAGCGGTCCCTGTGATGGCAGCTGCCCTAGCTGGTGTGAACGTATCGAAAATTGGTTTCTAGGAGGTGAAATCGCATGAGCCTATGGTCTCGTATCCGAGCATCCGGCAAAGCGCTAGTGGCGCCACAAGACGCTAAGAAAACGCCGGCAACGTCGGCACCGACAAAGGAGTTAGGCTACGCGACGGTAGCCTCGGTCATGTCTGGTGTCATGTGGGCTGACAGTTCCGAAGATGTGCCGGAGTTGCGCTGGCCGGCATCGGCGATCACGTACGACAAAATGCGGCGACAAGATACGCAGGTCGGTTCGGTTCTCAAGGCTATTACGCTGCCAATTTTGGCTACCCCTTGGTACATCGACCCTAACGGAGCTGATCCGAAAGTTGTTTCGTTTGTGGCTAACGAGCTCGGACTTCCAGTGCGCGGCCAAAAAAAGCAACCGCAAACGCGGCGACGCGACCGGTTCTCTATGACCGAA